TAAAATTGTTAAACACTTAAAGGACTTCAAAGATGCTTGCGACTATCTCCGTAACGGACGAACAACTGAATTTGTTAATCAATGGTGGAGAGCTGAGACTTATGTGCCCGACGGAATTGTGGCAGCGTCTTCCCTATGGTCAACAGTCAATACTCCGGAACCAGCAGCTGAGGCTTTCTATCCGTTCAAAGGCCTCAATGATCTCCTCTACGGACTTCGACGAGCTGAACTCATCACGGTTACAGCAGGCTCAGGACTCGGTAAAAGTCAGTTCCTCCGTGAAATCCTCTTCAACATCCTCAACACAACCAACTGGAACATCGGAGGAATGTTTCTGGAGGAATCAGTACGAAAAACTGCTAGAAGCGTTATGTCTCTCCATGCAAACAAAAAGCTGCACCTGCCAGACACCCCAGTGTCAGAAGAGGAGTTAAAAGATGCTTTCGATGCTACTCTTGGTACTGATAGGATTTTTCTGTTTGATCATTTCGGCTCCCTTGCTATTGATAACGTTCTTAATCGTTTGCGATACATGGCCAAAGCCTGTGATTGTAGGGTCATATTTCTTGATCACATTAGTCTTATTATCTCTGGTATGGATGGGGGAGATGAGCGCAAGAGCATTGACGTCTTGATGACTAGACTCAGGACTTTGGTTCAAGAACTAGAGATTACACTTATCTGCGTGTCTCACTTGAAGCGACCTAACAGCGACAAAGGCCACGAAGATGGTCAGGCAGTGTCTTTGTCTCAACTGCGAGGCTCAGGTGCTATCGCTCAGTTGTCTGATGCAGTGATTACTCTAGAGCGTAACTCAATGAGTCCTGACGCCAGTGTAAGACATACAACTAAAGTAGCAGTAGCAAAGAATAGATATAACGGTCTTACTGGCCCTGCTTGCTCATTGAAGTATGACTTAGATACTGGTAGAATGTATGAAGTTGTGATGGAGGAACTATGAGCAGGAACGGAGTGAGCGTATGATTGAGATGATGATCGTAGGTAGTACAGGCATTGGTTACGCTGTAGTCGGTGTACTCCAAGGCTTAAAAGGGGAATACAGTAACATGGCTATCTGGCTTGGTTACTCTATTGCACAAGTTGGACTCTTCATAAATCTCAAATGAAAACTATCCTAGCACCTAACGCACCGTGGTACACTGCTGAAGAGCTTGTGTGGCCTACTAAGATGGTTAAACAGCCTTACGTTCCTAAGAAGATCGAGAAACGTACACAAAGGGCTAAACCCTCAGAGATTGACAAGAAGTTTGAAGAGTGGTTATCAACTTTGGAGAAGATTAAATGAGCAAGAACGGAGTGAGCGTATGACATTGAGAGAACTTAAAGAGCAGGAACGCAAAGCCTATATCGAAGGTAATGTAGAACTTGCTAAGATCTTGGGACTTCTAATTGACCATTATCGTCGAGGAGGAATTGAAAGTGATTAACGAACACGACATAAAAGATATGTGGGATAAAGAGACTCAGGAAGCTTATCTCAAGTGGGCTAAAGAGTACGGATTACCTTTTGAACCTTGGAATGGACAACCTGCTGTGTCTGCTGCTTGGATAGCTGCTGTGAAGTGGTATAAGGAGCGTAAAGCAGCAAACGGAGTGGCGTATGATAGATAATTACGAACGCTTAGTTGGTAGACTCATGGACTTAGAGACTAAGTTCTATGAACTACAAGACAAGTATCAAACCCTGATAGACTCCTACGAAAAACTGAAAGCAGAACATGAGAGTTGCGCTAGACATAGAAACGACCTTGGATCACGCTACGATCCATTTAACCGTTACTCAGGACATTGACACAGGGGAAGTAAGAGTATGGAAAGCTCCAAACGGCCTATGGGACTACTTAAAGGACGCTACATTGATAGTGGCCCACAACGGAATAGGCTTCGACTTCCCGATCTTGAACAGGCTATGGGGGACGAAGATTGGCTTGAAGCAGGGCTACGATACTCTCGTAGTGTCAAGGTTGCTAGAGCCGACGAGGGAGAAGGGACACTCTCTAGAGGCATGGGGAAACGAACTAGGAAAGGAAAAGATTGATTATGGAAAAGTTTGGTCTTGGATGGTTGGTCGACCTGAAGAATACTCTGGTGAAGCTTTTGATAAACCTATTCCTAGCTTGCTTGAGCATTACTGCGTACGTGATGTTGCTGTTCTACGGGATCTTTTTGTGCGTCTTTGTAGTGATCTCGAATCTAAAGGATTTTCTCAAGAGTCTGTTACCCTCGAACACCAAGTAGCAAGCATCATAGCTAAACAGGAACGCAATGGATTCAAACTTGACACAATCTACGCAACTTGCTTACTTGCTGACCTCAAAGGAAAGATGGCAGGAATCTATGAGCAGATGCAGGAGCAGTGGCCTCCCATCACCAAGGAACGATATTCCGAGAAGACAGGAAAAAGACTCAAGGATGAGACAATTACCTTTAATCCAGCAAGCAGACAGCAGATCGGGGAAAAGCTAATTGAGCTAGGATGGAAGCCTAAGAAGTTCACACCTACTGGTCAGCCCATCGTAGACGAAGCAGTGCTTGTAGCCTTAGACTTCCCTGAAGCTAAGATCATCGCTGAATACTTGATGCTACAGAAACGAGTAGCTCAGGTAGAATCTTGGATGGATGCTGTAGGTAAGGACGGTAGAGTACACGGTAGAGTCATCACCAACGGTGCTGTGACAGGTCGTATGACACACAGTAGCCCTAACATGGCTCAGATCCCTAACTCAGGTTCTCCATACGGAAAGGAATGTAGACAATGTTGGACGGTAGAAGATGGTAACGTACTTGTTGGTTGTGACGCTAGCGGCCTTGAGTTACGTATGTTGGCTCATTACATGAAGGATGAAAACTATGTCAAGACAGTCACCGAGGGAAGCTCTAAGGACGGCACAGATGTGCATACGATCAACCAACGTGCAGCCGGTTTGGAAACGAGGGATCAAGCGAAGACCTTCATATATGCGTTCCTCTACGGGGCGGGGCCGGAGAAGATCGGATCCATCGTCGGGGGTTCTCGTGTTCAGGGTCAGCGCCTTATCAATAGATTTCTTGAAGGGACTCCCGCACTCCAACGTCTACGTGATCTCGTCCAACGGTATGCGGAGAAAGGCTATGTACCGGGCCTCGATGGTCGCAAAATTTGGGTACGTAGTGAACATGCGGCACTCAATAGCCTTCTTCAAGGCGCAGGGGCTATCGTTATGAAGAAAGCGTTAGTTATCTTCAATGATAAGATCACTAGGAATAAGTGGGATGTTAAGTTAACGGTCAATGTTCACGATGAGCTTCAAATGGAAACCTCTCCAAACATTGCAGAAGAAGTCGGTAAAGCTTGTGTAGCTTCTATCGAAGAGGCTGGAAGATTTTATAATTTACGATGTCCTTTAACAGGGGAGTATAAGATTGGCAAAACTTGGCGTGACACCCACTAGAACCTGTATTGATTGTGGTCTACACTCTGAAGACTTAACACTTTTTGCTCAAAGTGTGAATGCAAAGTATGGAAGACGTAATCTTTGTTATACTTGTTATACGCAACGAAATAAAGAAAACGCTAAACTGAAAGATTGGAAGACAGATCATCAAACAAAAAAACGATATGGCGTAGACGCTGAGACTTATAAGCGTTTAATGGCTACAAGTTCTTGTTGTCAGATTTGTGGAAAGAAGGAAGAACTGTGTTACGATCACTGCCACGATACAATGAAGTTTAGAGGGGTATTGTGTCGAGGCTGTAACCGTTCACTGGGCCAGCTAGGGGACAATATCGAAGGGATTCAAAAAGTGTTAGACTATCTAAAGAAAGCAGAACATGAAACTCACTAACAAGAAGGATGATGCAATAAAACAACAGATCCTGCTAAATATCGGAGATGATTCGTTTATAATTCACCACACAGACACAATGGATATTTTAGATGTATACTTGGTATTGGTTGCTGCCATAGAATACATTGAGGAAGAAGCAACCGGACTTGCAAAACATGAAGGGAAATACTTGCAATGAAACTGGATCTTGAATCAAATGAAGTACAATTCTTGTTACAAGTACTAGGGGAGCTGCCAACTAAGACAGGCGCTTTCGTACTCGTGCAGAAAATCGGAGGGCAGTTTGAAGCCCAAAATTCTACTAACCAAGTAAAGGAAGATTAAGATGAGTGATTTGAAACCAGCAAAAATCAACGGTGAGTTGTTCTGGACTAAGTGGATGAATAACCTGAACACTAAGTTCAACGAGGCTAACGACAAGTACGAATGTACTATCGGTAA